CGTTTCCGTAAAGCTTGTATTTGTGGGTGCATCTCGTGATGCCGAATGAGTTCCGACCCCTGACAAGATGCGTGCTGTCCATGCCAAAAGACATACGGCGTCATGACAAGGACCCAGAGTTTGAGGTTCCGGTTGTGTTCGAAGACCCAAGAGAGACGGAGGGCGACCTGTTGTGTCCCGGCCGGCTTGGCCAAGAGGCAACCATCGCCCTGAAGCCTCCAGTGGGCATGAACCAAAGGGACTACAACTCTCAGTATCAGCAAGACCCAGCCGCCGACGACGGATTGATTCTGAAGCGGTCTTGGTGGCTGCCGTGGGAATATCCGGAATGGCATCCGGATTCGCACAAGCGCCGGCCAATGCCGGAGTGCGAAGCCATCCTGCAGATTTACGACACGGCGTTTGAGGAAGAAGAAGAGAACGATTACTCGGCACGCACCACGTGGGGGATATTTTTGTTCGCGCACGAGAGGCTGCACCCCACTACTAAAGTAATTATTAAGTCGGAGTCGAAGCGGTGTGCGATTTTACTTGAGGCGTGGCACGACAAGATAACGTTCCCGGACCTGCGGCGCGAGGCCATGCGGTCTTACAATGACTGGGAGCCTGACTGGGTTCTGATCGAGAAGAAGGCGTCCGGACATTCTCTGATTCAGGAGCTGCGCAAGTCGGGAGTGCGTGTGAAGGCCGTGGACCCGAAGGGCAAAGACAAAACCATGCGCGCGCATATCAGCTCAAGCCCGTTGGAGCAGGGCTGCATCTATTACGTGCCCGGTCACCTAGGGGCGTCTGACGTGATCGATGAATGTGCGAAGTTCCCTATGGGCAAAAACGACGATTATACCGATACAGTGGTGATGGCGTTGGCTTGGATGCGGCGCATGGGCAACATCGAATACTTTGACGAGGATGAGGGAGAAATCAATTTGTTCAAACCGAGGCGCACGAGGGGGATTTACGGCTAGGGTTTGCTGTAAGATGCCCAGATGACAGAGGACTATACCCCAACCCCGGCAGAATGCATGATGGCACGGCATATCGACCTCTTGCAGAATCTGCTTATGACCGGCAAACTAGATGGCATCGGGATATGTGCAGTCAAGGCCGAAGATGGCGCGCCATCCTTTGTTTATTTGAACAAGGCCGACGCACCAGTTCTGCGCCCAGCGCTGAACAAACTACTGGGTCTGTACGAAGCCGGACAACAGTTCAAGGGCAGAGTAAATGCCCCAGCCAATAACAGAAGCTACCTAGAACACTAATGGCAAACCGAAAGAACAAACAGCCCTACCTCGAAGAGATGGAGACAGGCAACATTGAGTCCACCATTGTGGACGGGGCGGCCATTAGTCAGGAAGGCGCTGACATCATTGTTGACTTTAGTGGCGAACTGGGAATGGTCGAAACTCCGACCGGAGAGCACGACGAAAATCTCGCAATATACATAGACAATAATAATCGCGTGGCTCTCGGCTACCGCATTATCGAATGGGTACGGGAAGACGAAGAATCAAGGGGTCAATGGAAGCGCCGATTGGTCGATGGTCTGGAAATCATAGGCGTCGAGGAAATACCCACCGAATCCAGCGCGTTCGATGGCAGTTCCACGGTAAACCATCCCGGCATCGCAGAGGCTATGGTTCGCTTTCAAGCGAACGCTATGGAGGAGCTATTTCCATCTGAGGGGCCCGTCAAGACAAAGGTAGTTGGAAAGTCTGATCCGGAGAAAGAAGCGCAGGCACTGCGTGTTCAGGAGTTCATGAATTACATGCTCGTGGAAGAAGACGACGAATACTTCGACCACACCGACCAGCTCTGCATGTACTTGCCGTATTCTGGCAGCGCGTTCAAGAAGATATATTACGACCAGACAGAGGACATGACTCTGTCCCGGTTCATTACGGCTGAAGACCTTGTCGTGCCCTACGACGCAACAAGTCTAAAAACCTGCCCCAGATACACCCACAAATACAAGCTTTACGGAAACGAGATCAATTCCAGAATTGTTTCCGGAGAGTTCCTCGACACCAGTCAACTTGACCCACAGGGTGTGTATGTTCAGGGTGCGGGCGATGGCACAGAGGAAGATGAGCTGCGGGATATCTCGGACAACCGAGAACCCTTTCGCGCCGAAGATGATATAGTATATCAAATATACGAGTGCCACGCTGAATTGATTTTCGATGAGTTCGATGATCCCGACTCAACTGAAGCGGGCACGCACAGGGTTGCCCTTCCATACGTTATCACTGTTGAGGCCGTATCGGGAGAGGTACTCGCCATCCGCAGACTATGGAGAGAAGACGATGACCGGCGCAAAAAGAGAGTTCACTTCATCCACTATAAGTTTCTCCCCGGACTTGGCTTCTATGGCTGGGGATACCTCCATCTCATCGGTTCACTCGGCAAGGCGGCTTCTGGTGCATTGCGAGCCTTGCTTGACGGCTCGGCCACAGCATCCCTTCAGGGTGGGTTCAAGTCCAAGGAATCACGTGTAGCCGGAGAGTTTGTATTCACGCCGGGTGTCTGGAAAGACGTGGACATGACGGCGGAAGATTTGGCCAAGTCATTCTATACTCCGCCATTCAAGGAGCCATCACCCGCGCTATTCCACACGCTTGAATTGCTGGTTAGGGGCATTCAAGACTTCGCATCCACAACGGAGGCAATGACAGGGAGCGGGGACAACAAGGGACCGGTCGGTACTACGCTGGCCCTGATCGAGCAGGGGTCCAAGATTTATTCCGGCATCCACAAGCGGATGCACAAGGCGGCGCGTTTCGAGTTCAAGCTTATTGCGCAGCTCAACTACGAGCACATGCCTGAGGGCGGATACCCGTTCGAGGTCAACGGCGCTGAACGGAACATTATGGCGGAGGACTTCGACGGCCGCATTGATATCCTGCCGATCTCTGATCCAAACATCTATTCAAATATTCAACGCGTAGCCAAGGCACAGGCCATATTGGAGCTGATCCAATCTGACCCAGAGTTGTATGGCCGCGAGGAACGCCGTCAGGCCCACTTGGACATGATGCGTGCGCTACGGGCTCCAGACCCAGATCGACTGTTGCCTGATAATTCGACCAAGCGGCTGGACCCAGTGACCGAGAATCAACTCATCTTGACCGGAGGGGCCGTATCGGCGTTCCCAGAACAGGACCACGAAAGTCACATCCAAGCCCACACACTATTCCAGCAAGAGGTTGCCGGCATGGGACTCGATGAGGCGATGCTGCAGGAGACTGCATTGAACATGCACGCTCACCTAACCGAGCATCACGCACACGCGTACAGATTGCGTATCGAGCAAGAGTTGGGCACTCAGCTACCCGAAACAGACTTCCAGAATATCGAGGAAGACGTGGACATCGAACTGGATAACGCGGTAGCGCGGGCAGTCGCGAACAGCATCGCGCCGCCGCCACCGGCGCAGGGACCAGAGCCTTCAGAGGAAGAGCAGCGGCAGGCTGAGCACGAGCAGCAACTTGCGCACGACGACGAGTCGCACAAGCAATCGTTGCAGCAAAAGGACGAGGCCCACCAACAGAAGATGTCCATGACGGCCAAAGAAGCCCGGCAGAATCTTGACATAGCTTCTGGCGCATCAGACCAGTCGGCTAGGGCCAAGGCAGCGGACAACGTACTGAAGGTCGCTGGTCAGGCAGCGGCCCTGAAGGATGAATAATGGCCGTCGCCACTCCGCCGGAAGTGCGACAGGCTAGATCGTTTTTGCGAAGCAAGGGGATCACCACGCAGGAGATTCCGCCGCGGAAATTTGCGAGCGCAGCAAAGGAGCTGGATCGTGGTTTTCGCGAGGTACTTAGGTTTATAATCACAACACAAGAGGAAAGAAAAAATGGCACACACAGGCAAGAAAATGACGTATAAGTCAGGTAGCAGCATGGGCAAGAAACCCTATCGAGCTGGCATGAGCAAAAAGTCTTACGGGGCAAAAAAGACCGTTGGCAAGCTTTCAAGAGCCGGATCGAGGACCGTACCACGAGGAGTGGCAAGAAAGCCGGGAGCGGCACCAAAGCGCGCGGCAGCGAGACCGAAAACCCGCGGCGGAAAAATGCGCGGTTATTCTCGGTAACATGAACCAGAGGGAGGCATCATGTCAGAAGGCGAAGGACAAATAATCGTCGGCAGCGGAGTATCGTGGCTGCTGGACAGGCTGAAGCGTACAGCGCAGGATCGTCTTGATGACATCACGCTGAAGATCGCTGAAGGGGTTCCGTTGCACGAATACGGGAATTTTCTTGGTCGGCGCCGGGAAGCCAAGCGTTGGGTGGACTTCATGATATCCGACATATTCGAGGAGTTCCAGCAAGCGGAAGACGCTGCCTTGGAGGACGACGAACTGGAGGAGATGCCTGATGACGAAGGGTAACATTCCACTGGCACTTGGCTGGAAGGTCATTGTCAAGCCAAGAAAGGGCATTACCCTCTCTGAAGGGGGAATTGATGTATCGGCCGGCGCAGATGCTGAGGCGCATTTGACCTACACCGGGGAACTGATTGCCGTGGGCGAGGCCGCTTGGACGGCTTGCACCAAGTCCGGCATCGATATGTCGAAATGGAAGGTGCGGCCGCAGGTCGGGGACATGATTATTCACACGCCCTACGCCGGTATGAGGATTCGTCGCGCTGGAGAGAAAGACGAGAACTATATCATTTTAATGAATGATACCGACATTCAAGCGATCATCGATGACTGTGATGACTACTATGCTTGGGTCGATGCAAGTGGCTGAGGTATGAGCAAAACGAGAAAGCAACTCAGAGATGCTGAGTACTATAGCGAGAATCGGGGCAAATACCAAAAACAACAGGCTGATTATTACCGGGCACACAAAGACAGCAAAGCGCTCTCTATTCGCAGTTCTCAATTAAAGGCTAAGTACGGCATGTCTATTGAGGAATACGATGTCCTTCTTCGGGCTCAAAATGGCCGGTGCAAAATTTGCAGAACCGGAGATGTTCGCATGCTATCTGTGGATCATTGTCATGATACTGGCACAATACGAGGGCTCCTATGCCTGAAATGTAATTCCGGGCTTGGCATGTTCAACGATGATCCGGCTCTATTGCGAAAAGCTACGCAGTATTTGGTAGATTTTTTATAGGCCAAAACAGACCGCATCGGGTTGAAATAGCACCCCTACCTATGAAACAATCATCGTGCTCCCTCCTAGAGAGCGGGCAGCACGGCCACAGAGCCGGGGGAAAATACGGAAATGAGTAAAGACCGATACACGGTTGATTCAGATTTTGACGATCTGCATGGTAACCCTGCAGTAGTCGATGAACTAGAGGTTGACCTCTCAGACTCGGACAACCCCATCATCAGGGCCTTTGTCGATGGAGACGAAGACGGTGATTACACGCCGCCGGACAAAGACGATGGCGATGATGGCAAGCCGAAGAAGAAGGAACCAACGGAAGAAAAGTTCATAGACGACGATGACGATGACGACGACCTAATTGAACTCGATGACGACGAAGAAGGCGACGACGACGAGCCCGCAAAAAAGAAACAGCGCGGCAAGAAAGACGGCGACGACGACGAGGAAGAGGACGAAGAGGAAGAAGAGGCCGACGAGGAAGAAGAAGAGGACGAGGAAGAAGGCGACGACAAGAAGAGTTGGAGCCGCAAAGTCCAAAAGCGCATCGACAGGGAACGTGATCTAAGGGTCACGGACAACGCAGATTCAAACCGGCGAATTGCGAAGCTTGAGAGAGAGAACACACTCTTCCGGGCTCAGAGCAAATTCAAGGAAGAACAAACCGAGGCTGATTCCAAGCTGCGGCGACTCCGAAAAGAGAAAACAGCCGCCATCGAAGAAGGCGAAACCTCCAAGCAAGTTGACATTGATGATCAGATTCTTGACATCAAGTCAGAACGGAAGGTTAAGCAGTTCGAGTTGAAACGGCTTGAAGACGAGATCGACACGGCAACTGATGACACAGGCCCAACAGGCACACCGCCCGCGGGTCAAAAGTGGCTGGCTAGGTACCCACAATTCCATACCAACAAGCAGTTCCATGATACGGTTCTGCAAGCTGACAACATGGTTGCAAAGAGGGGCTTCGACAGAAACACGGTGGCATACTACAAGGAGATCGAAAAGATTCTCCAGCCCCAGTACCCTGAAATCGTCAAGATCGTTAAGTCCAGCAAGAAGCCACGGCGTAAGGCGCCCGCGAAGAAAAAGCGGAGCGCAGTGGGCGGAACGCAGAAGGCCGGCACAAAGCGCACTCGCAAGGGCGTGATACGGCTGACAAAGAACGACCAACAGCAAATGGAAGTCTTCGGCATGGACCCCAAGAACGTTAAAGACGTGAAAGCTTGGGCTGACAGCAAGGCAGGTAGGTAAAACTCATGACCGCACAAACAAAAGAACAACGTCGAAAAGCTGGCAAGAAGGCTTGGGAAACTCGCCAAGCGCGAGCCCGAGACAAGCTACAAGGCGAAAAGGCAGCGCCCCTGCATGATGTGGAGCTGCCCGAAGACGAACGAACAACTGAGCAGAACGTTGCTCACTCGATGGGATTCGAGATTCCAGCGGCAGAAACCGACTGGTCTCGCCCATCAGAACTTGAAGCACCGGAACCACGGGCTGGCTACACGCAGCGGTGGATTCGGGTCAGACTCGGTAACGAGGAAGACTCGCGAAACGCGATGCGGAAATTCCGTGAAGGATGGCTACCCAGAGGGCTGGACACAGTGCCTCAGGGATATTCGCCACCGACTTTCCTTCACGCCCGTCTAGGGAATGTAATCGGTGTGGAGGACTTGATCCTTTGTGAAATGCCTCTCAAGAAGGCGCGACAGCGAAATGCCTATTATCAGGCTAAGTTGGATCGCATGATTGAGGGTATCGAGAATGACCTTCGGAACGTCTCAGCAGGCGGCCCGCGGATCACTCGAACAGCAAGGACACAAGTCACTAAGCGCCGACTAAGGCTCCCTGATCCGGGCGAGGAATAAACATCCCCTCCTAAGACCACTAGCTCCGTCGGTAACTTTTAACCAATGGAGTAACGATAGTGGTATTTTCCATAAAGAACCAAAACAAAGGCTTTTCCCCGGTGCGAACTGCGGGTGGCCGAATCGTTGACCCATCTGATCAGTTTGAAGTGAAGGGCGCCTACAACACCGACATCTTCTCTGGACAGGTTGTGACTCAGTTCACTGATGGGTTTGTACGGGTTCTTGCGAATGACAATGACCTTGTACTCGGCGTCTTCAACGGCGTCTTTTACATCGACACTCAGGGCGATACAATTTTTAAGCCGTTCTGGCCAAAAGACACAGCGGTGCAAACCGGTTCTGTGGTTAAGGCCAGCGTATTTGATGCCGTAGGCACATACTTCCAGATCGACTCAAGCGCTGACACGGTGTTTGCCGATTCTGATAAGTATGCTGACCTGACACCGGCTAAGGGTACTGGCGGAGACACGACTACTGGTCGATCAACCGCACAGCTTGATCATGCTAATCTGGACGCGAGCATTTCAGCGAATAATATCGTGAGAATTCGTGAACGGTCTCAGCAACCCGGAGATGTCCGTCTCGTTATTGTCTCTTTCATCCGGCCGCAGTTTGGCGGACAGATAGGGGGTTAGTATGGCACTTAATCGCGCGGACTTTCGTAAGCAACTCCAAGAAGGCCTAAACGCCGTTTTCGGTATGGCATACAAGTCATATCCTGAAGAGTGGCGTGGTTTCTTCTCGGTCTCAACATCGAGGAAGGCTTTTGAGGAAGACGTATTGATGGCCGGTTTTGGCGCCGCACCTGTAAAGGGTGAGGGTGCTGGAATCGAATACGACGAAGGAGCAGAATCCTACGTCGCTCGATACAATCATGAGACAATCGCACTCGCATTCTCGATCACCGAGGAAGCCGAGGAAGATGGTCTGTACGGCTCATTGGGAGCAAAGTATGCGAAGGCCCTAGCTCGTGCGCTACAGCACACGAAGGAAGTCAAGGGTGCTAACATTCTTAACAACGGATTCGATTCTAATTTCCCTGGTGGTGACACCAAGCCATTGTTCGACGCATCCCACGCTCTTTGGGGCGGCGGCACGCAGAGCAATCTATTGGCAACGCCTTCCGACATTGCTGAAGCGAGCCTTGAAACCGCTCTGATTCAGATCAGTGACTGGGTCGATGAACGTGGAATTCCGGTTGCGATCTCTGCTCTATGCATTGTCATCCCGACCGACCTCCAGTTCATCACGGAGCGAATTCTTGCATCACCTTTCCGATCTGGAACAGGGGACAACGATATCAATGCTCTCAACAGCATGGGTATGTTCCCGCAGGGCGTCAAGATCAATCACCGATTGACCGATGCCGATGCTTGGTTTATTTACACGGATTGTCCTGACGGGCTTAAGCACATGGTGCGAAAGAAAGTCAGCCGTGGAATAGAAGGTGACTTCGAAACCGGAAACATGCGTTACAAGGCGCGGGAACGGTATAGCTTCGGCTTCTCCGATTACCGAGGTGCTTTTGGCTCTCAGGGCGCTGACGCGTAACCCACAAGTCCTTCCGCTGAGTAAGCGGGAGGCACCTTTTTTTGCTGACGACTTCACTCCCGACAGCATGACATTGACACTGGTCAGGTAGTGGCTGACCGCTCTTAATGGAGCTGTAAAAATGGCACGACACACACTCTCACATGCGGTGGACCTGTTCTCAGGCGAAGCCGTACAGAATGGGTTCCTCAGATCAAAACGAGGCCTACCCATTGACCTTCTCATCCTGGATGACCTTGGCACACCGAAGGTTGAGGATGTAAACGGTTACGTTGTAGCCGAGAATCTAGCGGCTGCTGGCAACTACACGCTTGACGGCGCACTGGTAACAGGCGGTGTTGGCGTGGCAGATGTAGCGCGAGGCGTTCAGATCGTTTCCGCTGGTGCTGACACGGCCGTTCTGACCTTCACCGGTACGGACAAGTTTGGCACTGCGCTAACGGAAGACCTGACCCTAAACGGCACGTCTATCGTTTTCGGCAAGAAGGCCTTCAAGAAGGTTACAAAGATCGCTTCTGATGGGGCCAACTCCAACAACATCACAATCGGCACATCAGACCTTCTTGGTCTGACATACCGTGTTGAAAACCCAGAAGACGTTGTCTCGATCTACGAAGATAACGCAGCCGGACGAGGAGCCCAAGCTAAGGCGACGGCAGCTCCTGCGGCGGTTACGGCCGCAGCGGTCACAGTGACCATGGCAGATACCGTGGCTCCAACCGACTACGTGGCCCACGCATCTGGTGCTGTAGCGGTGGTATCAAACGCGGCAACAGACCTTGATACAACGGCTGCGGCTTTGGACACCCTTGAAAACGAGGTAACGCTGATCGAGCTACAAACGAGCGCCGCCAAAGTCGATTTGGATGCCACCAAGGTAGAACTCGACAAGTTGGTATTGGACGTAGCCGCTCAGAAGGTTGAGCTGGACAAGTTGATTCTTGACCTTGACTTGGGAACAGTTGGTTCCTTCGTGAAGGCAGACAAGACGACCGCTACGAAAACAACTGGTGACGTTCGTGGAACATATGACCCGGTCATGGTTCTGGATGGCGTGAAGAAGTTGAAAATTCTTCTCAGGCCTCAGGCCCGAACATCCATCGGAGCATATGGCGTAGATCAGGCTTAAGGGGGTTGGGTCATGAGACCTAGAATTATTCGAATTGACCCTTACGCCGCTGCCGACGCGAATGCCATTTCACTGTCGCAGACGCCGGCTGCTGGCGGGGTGCAAGACCTTACCATCACTGGTGTACTTGCCTCAGGTGGTGTGGCTACCTTGGATAAACCCCGTCAGGTCGTGATCACGCCGGTCGCCGACGAAACATCCCGCCTATTTGTCGTTGTCGGAACAAACCGAAAGGGCAACAAGCAGATCGAGGCGATCAAGGGCGCAAACGCAACGGCCTTTGAAACTGTGCAGGCCTACAAGACAGTGACAAGGGTCAGCGTTGATGGAGACACCGCTGGCGCTGTTGAGGTTGGC